TAAACTTCAAGTATGGTTACAAGACACCAGTCTGGGGTACATATAATCAATGGAATAAAATAGGTTTACAACCAGCACCAAAAACTGGCATACCTCTATGGCAACCAATGATATATAAAGAAACAGATAAGAAAACAGACAAAGAAAAAGTAATCAAAAGATTCAAGACTGTAGCTATCTTTAGTATTGATGATGTGTCTGGTGATACTAAACTAATCAATGCACTAAAGATTGCGTTAGTAAAACCACCAAAGTTATGCAGTCATACAGAAATAGAACTAATTGAAATGGATATTCAACAATTAGGTGCTGGCATAACTGATGGCAGTAATCGAGCCTGTTACATACCAAGTACAGATGAGATTAAAATGCCACATAGAACACAGTTTAGAAAACGTGAAGCATACTACAGTACATTATTCCATGAGATTACTCATTGGACAGGGCATAGTAGTAGATGTAATAGAAACCTAAAAGGTAGCTTTGCTTCTAATGACTATGCCTTCGAGGAACTTATAGCAGAACTTGGTGCAAGTTTTCATATGGCTCACTACAACTTGTTGCACGAAACAAGAAGTGACCACGTGCATTACTTGAAGTCATGGGCTAAGGCTCTTAGAGATAAGCCAGACTCACTACGTTCTGCTTGTAAGTATGCTAGTCAATCTTTCTTCTTTGTGCGTAACAAGGCAGAAATGATTGCTAGTGATGAAGCAGTAGGTGATGTATGATTGCAATCTACTTTGTATATACAGCGATAGTAATTGTATGGGCATACATCTTTTTGTTAACATTATAGGAGAATGAAGATGACTATATTTAATAAGTATCATAGTGAGGGTTGGGCAGTACTAGCTCTTACCGATAAAGGATGGGCAGAAGAAGGATTCTATTATGATAAAAAAGATGCTAAACAGGCTTTAAAAGAATATCAAAATGAGTATCCCAAATGTTATATTAGAATGGCAAAAGTAAATATAAAGGAGAATGATAATGAGTGAAGAATGGTACAATATGGTAAGGCGAACGGATCCTGAAACAAGTAAGACTGCCGCCAAAGAAGAAGTAGGTAGAGTACGTAAAGCTAAAGACAGAGTGATGGAACTTATCATAGATGTTGGTGGTATATCTGGTATGACAGATGAAGAACTAGCATTTCAAGATGGTGTGATAACAAGTAAGTATCGTACTGCTAGAGTATGGCTAGAACGACAACACTACATTGGTGCAGTTGGTCAACGTAAATCCAGGCATGGTAAATACCAACGTGTTTGGTTTGCAACAGAAAAAGGTAAAGTATTATATTGTAAAATAAAGGAGAGTAAATAATGTATATAGGTTCAGTAAGAGAGAAGATGTTTAACAGAGCTTGTTCAAGTACAAGAGCAAAGATATTAAGTGGCAAAGATATGTTCTGGATTGTAGAAGAAACTAGTGCTGGCTTTGACCTAGTAGGTAAAGACTACTATCAAATGATAAAGTGTCTAAACAAAGGTTGGCTACATGAAAAACAGTACTGGGTATATGATAACTGGTATGATGCAAGATACAAATTAGAAGAACTAGAACTAGAAGCAGAAGCCAACATATAGAATTTGTCATTGACAGAAGCCTCCTTTACTCTCAAAAAATGGTTGCTGTCATTGATGAATACTCAAGTAGCTATAATAAGTTTAACATGCACTTAATATTAGCTACTTGAGATATAGAATTTGTGTGCAAAAAGATGATGCTCGTGGGTACAAGACCACGCACACAATAAGTGCAGTCCTTGTGCTTGTGCTAATTTAGTCGTTAGTTAGTACAAGACCTTTTCTCAAGGATTGCACTTCACATAACAAGGAGAAACAAATGAAGGTACGACAAAAACAAATAACTAAAATAGAAACTATACTAAACAGTATAGAAAAAAAACTAGAACAAATAAAACAACAAGATTATGTGACTTATGACGGAAGAAATTGGATGCCTTTTTGTGAGATAGACTATCCAAGTTTAAAAAATATGTTAAGACAATTAAAAAGATACAGTAAAAATCTTTAGTCTGTTCTTGCATTTATGCAGTAACTATGATAGGTATATGTTATGAATGAACTTAATACTTATATGAATCAGTTGCAGAAACTAGCTGATAAAAAAGGTATCAACTTACGTGAAGCTTTTAGAAAGTCTGGTATTCAAGATAGTACCTATCATAGAATAAAGACAGGTGAGTTTTGTTTACGTGAATCAACTGCACAAACAGTATGGAATTATATATATGAAACCCACTTCGAAAAAATCCGTAAAGAAATCTAGTGGTAGATACGAAGCATACCAAGGTAATATGGTATACTTTAACTCTACTGCAAAGGCAGATAGATACTTACAGTTAGTACAGTTTGTAGGTGATAAACTTATAACTGATCTTGAACTAAATCCGGAATTACCTATCGTAGTAAATAATGTACGTATAACAAACTATATTGCAGACTTTAGATATGTAACTCTTGAACCTAATAATCATAGGGGATATGCAGTAATAGAATCTGTTGTTGGTGCAACGACAGATACTTACAAGTTAAAGAAAAGATTAGCTGAAGTAACATATGGTATAAAGATAAACACAATACCAGCAAAGGAGATTGAAGAATGGAAAGAGATTATACCTCTAAACCAATAGCAGAAGATTGGGAGCCAAGTACCACGTTGCAGTCTTGGTTCTTTGATAAATTTAAACAAGCAACAATGGAGGATTTGAACTATGAACACGAACAATTTGTCGACTACTACCTCGCAAAAGGTAACAGAAAAAACAACTGGGATGCCGCCTTCAGATTCTGGTGTCGGTGCTCTTTCAAGTTGGGTAACAAAACACAAAAAGTTAGGAACGATTCTAAACCAGCCAGAGTTTCTGCCAGTAATGCTAACGCAGTCGGAGATTATCTTGATAGATACAATAGCGAGAGCAACGTCAGAAGCATTACTAGAACTAAAGGATCATAAAGAACTAGAACCACTCAAGAAAAAACTTGATGGTGTTATACATAATCTTGAAGTACAAATGCAACCAGCACCAAATGAAACTATTGTAAAAAGTTTGCAAGTGCTGGGCAATACATTTCAAACTGAACTACCACAACGAGAAGGTTTGAAGTATTACATAGAAGCAATCAAAGATATACCAGCTATATTCTTGAAGGATGCTATCGTATCTGTAATGAAAACACACAAGTATAATACGTTTCCATTACCAGCTACCATACGAGAACCTGTTGACAATAAGATAAATTTCTGTCAAAGTTTCCTTGGATGGTGTAGGTCTGTCTTACACAGACTCACAACATTCACCTAGTTCATTCTTCAATTTGTTCAAAGCCTTGTAATTAATTTTGCAAGGCTTTTTTTATGCTTGATTACAATGCAGAAATGCATTATAATTATTATTAACAAATAAAGGAGAATGACTATGGGTAGATATTATCATGGAGATATAGAAGGTAAGTTTTGGTTTGGTGTCCAACCAAGTGACGATCCAAAATTCTTTGGAGCAGAAGAAGAAGAACCAGATTTTATTAGTTATTATACTGAAGATTTAGAATCAATAAAAATTGGTATAGATTCTTGTAAAGAACATCTTGGCAAATACTATAAAGATGTTCATCACTTCTATACTAAAATAGTAAGTGATCCTAATTATGCACAACGATTACATGAATGGTTAAACATATCAGAATCAAAAGCAGAAAATCTGATAGGTTGGTATGCAAGATTAGAACTTGGAGAAAAGATGTATAAACAAGTAAAAGAACATGGTTCTTGTGCAATAGAAGCGGAGATATAATATGAAAGATTTTGATAGAACAGTTGGACTAGGTGGTAGTGATGCCAATAGAATATGGCACAACCAAAACCTAGTACAACTATGGAAAGTAAAAACTAAAAAAGATATGGAAGAAGATTTATCTAATGTATTTCGTGTACAACTTGGAGTACATACTGAATCATTCCATATTGAATGGTTAGCTAAAACAGAGTTTGCTGGTAAGATAGTAACTAGACCAACTCCAGGACAAGAAGTAAAACAATTTACATTTAGAGATGTACCATTGTTTGCTCATCTTGATGCCAAGGTAGACAATGTAATACTAGAATGTAAACACAGTAATGCAAGAGCAACTGTAGAACACAAGGCTAGATACTATGCACCACAGCTACATCATTATATGAAAGTATACAATCAAGACTGGTGTTACCTATCTGTTATACTTGGTAATGATGATCCCAAAGTAGTAAGAGTAGATTGGAATCAAGAGTTCTATGACAGACTATTTGCAAAGATGAAAAGGTTTTGGTTGTTCGTTAAGAATAACAAGCAACCACCAGAATCATATGGCAAAAATGGTAGTGATGTCAAAGCAGAAGAACACGTACTTGTAGATGGTATGAAAGACTATCTTGAGTTTGATAATGAATTATACAGAAGCCTTGATGGTATGATGAATCAGTATCAAGGTGCTGTTACCAGCTTCGAAGAAACGAAGAAGAAGATAAAGTTACTTGTACCAAAGGATGCTAGAAGATGTGAGTTTCCTAATAGTAACTATATAATAACACGCAACAAGAAAGGTACACTTGTTGTTAAAACAAAAGGAGAATGAAGATGAAGTTTACGTTAAAAGAAATAATACTTATGTGGAAAAAAACTTACAACGAAAATATGTGTGAGCAATATTCTGGATTTATTAACAACTTAATAGTGGAGTATGACAATGCCAGAAAAGACAAAGAATAAACCAGACTTTGATCAAGATTTATTTAACTTATTACATGATGTAAATAATCCATATCAAGGTTCTCAGAATCCTCACTACAAGAGTAAGTTTGCTGATCTATTGAGTTGTCTAAAGACAGTCAAGCCAGCACTCAAAGATAACAACTTTGCATTACAACAAGTAATAAAACAACTTGAAGGTGGTGGATCTGTACTACAAACTAATCTTATACATATATCTGGTAAGGTAGTTTGTGATGGTGGTATACCTCTTGTATCTAAAGATGCTAATGATCCACAAAAACTTGGTGGATCTATTACATATGCTAGACGATATGGTTTGTGTGCATTACTTGGTGTAGTAGGTGATCCTGATGATGATGGTAATGAATCTAGTAAAGCAGATACTTCACCAAAAGCATTAGAAAGATTAAAGAAAGATTTTGCTGAAACTATACACGATTCAGCAGATAAACCTATGCTTGATGAATTGTATACAACATACAAAGATGAAATATCAGCATTAAAAGATGAAGATCAGAAGTGGTTTAGACAAGCATACAAAGATCAAATTAAATTTATGAAAGAAAGAGAGGACAAAAATGCCACTTAAATTTTACAAAGAAATAGAGTGCACCATTAATGAATGGTGGGATTCTTTAGACGATTCTGTTAAAGAAGCAATTAATAAAATATATAATAAGTATGAAAAAAAGGAGATAAAAGATGCAGACATTAGCTAAAGTAACTATACTAGGACACTGTGCAGTAGATCCAGAACCTATGAAGAATGAAGAATACTGCAAGTTAGTTGTAACTCACAACTCTGGTAGTAAAGAAAATCGTAAAGCACATCATCACAAGATAAGTGTATTCGATCCATACAAAAGTAAATTTGTAATGGATTACATTAAGAAAGGTATGATTGTTTATATTGAAGGTGAGTTACAATATTCTAAACTAGATGATGGTACTTACTATACAAGTATAGTGTGTGGTAGGTTTGATAGCAGAATAGAATTATGTGAAAAGAAAGATAGTGCTGGTGTCAAAGATGACGACGCACCTCCCTTCTAACATTTGTAAAATTCTCCGAAAAGCTAGAATAGATTGTTCGTATACGTATTTAGATGCGAGCAATCTAACTGGCTTATCTATATCTACTATTGTAAATGCGGAAAGAAATATACCAAGTCCAAGAACTATCAAACTGCTATCGACTTGCTATGGTATAAAAGTAAATCTTGCACACAATACTAAAGGTAATGTAGTATATCTTTAGGAGGTATAGGTGGGTATATTTGATGATGCTTGGAGAAAAGCATGTATGAAAAAGAGGTGTAAATATTGCACAAAGAATGCAGTAAAATGGAAAGGTGGTACATTTTATTGTAAAGATTGCTATGATAAGGCAGTTGTAAAAGGAATGAGATTAGAATTTTCGGAACCCCCTCCACAAAAAAAGGGGGGATCTGAAAATTCTAAAGTTAAGGTTAGTAAAAAAAAACCAAGAAAGATAACAGTTGATAAATATAAAGTAGTGAGGTGATATGATAGAAGAACTTATAAATCAATTAGCAGAAGATGAAGGTACAGTAAGAAATGATAATGATAGACATATAGTTTATAAATGTCCAGCTGGTAAGTATACTGTTGGATATGGAATCGAAGTAGAAGAACATGGGTTATCAGAAGATGAAGCAAGATTGTTGTTGCGACAAAGAATATTAGATGTTATTAAGGAAGTGGATAATAACTATCCGTTCATAAAAATTTCTCCTCTCCCTATAAAGCTATGTTTCTACAACATGGCTTTCAATTTAGGGATAACTAGATTAAGTAAGTTTAGAAAAATGATTGCAGCTCTCGAGGTTGGTGATTATATTACTGCTGGTAAAGAAGCACAAGACAGTCAATGGTACAATCAAGTAGGTGCAAGAGCAGAACGTATAGTAAAAACAATAAGTCAATGTTCTGAAAAACATTTTTCTTAACTAGTCACAAAGCCTAGAAATCAGGCATTTTTCGATCCATTTAAATGAGCACTGAGTGTAGGTAAAAAAGTTTTGCTTATGATTGTACCTTGATTTTTATCTACATCAACCAAGTTATTATGCTATACCTTGTTCCTTTAGTAATTGGTTTTACATAATGAGGAAACATAAAGTTTGCAGGAAAAATAATAGCAGAATTCTTTTTTGGTTTGTATATATTATTTGATATTACTAACTCTCCACCACCATAGTTTGTATTTAAAAAGAATAATACTGATACTTCTGGAAACCCATATTGCTGTCCATGACTATGATGAATTGCATCTGCGTGTTCAGACATAAATCCACCCTCTTGATATTTATTTACTCTAAAGTTAGTACATCTTACTGATGACATATATTTAGTATAAGGGTGCAGTAATTTGTAAGCCTTAACTACTTTAAGTGTAGCTTGAAATAAATCATTATAATATGGTGTATATTGTGTAATGTATATCTCATCCATTACAACACGTTCTTTACTGCTTTTATCTTCAAGCCTTCCTTCGTGACTAGAAAAACCAGAAGGTTTCCAATCATCTTTAATATCCATTATGTTTTTTGATAACGTTTCTGGTAAAACGTTTTCGTAATACCCAATCCATTCTTTCATCGTGCCACCTTTGAATAAATCTATTATAACTATTTTTTAATAAGTTTGGTATCTGTTTTTTTTAATTTGTCAAAAGAACGTAAACCACCAAGACCAAGCAAACCTAAAAGCAAAGGCATCATTACACTCATGTCAGCTTGTGGTATTGTTATACCAAACCCAGCACAAATTGGCGAAATCATGTAGTTAACCATTAATGAAATACTACAAACCCAACCTACGAGAGGTCGCCACGAAGATTGAAACCAGTTACCTTTTGCTTCAGCTTTATTAATTTCAATTTGTTGAAGCATTAGTTCCTGGCTATGTTTCTCTGCCATAGTTGAAATCTCGTGTGCAAGTTGTGCTTGTTTATCTTTATCTCTAACAAACTTGCCAATCAGTTTAGTTGCAGGTCCTATTAGTGCTGTCAATGCCATTTGGATTCTCCTTTATTATTATGTGAGTTTTTTTATATTCGATAATATCTAACTGTTGTTCTATTAAAGCAATCTCATGTCCTTCATTCATACATATCATATAATACTTAGGTTTAAAAACCATACATTCTGCTGTATCTGTTTCTTCTGCAAAGGCAACGTAAGCTATTATACTAAAAACTAGTATTAATAATACTATACTTATACCTATCGTAGCTTGTTTTGCAACATCCATCATTTCTTTTTGTTTCTCTAACTTTCTTTTTTTAATTAGTAATTTCTGTTGCTTTACTGCTTCTATCCTACGTTTACGTTCCATTAAGATCTGATCCCAAGTGTTCGGTCCGAATCTGAGATTAATCATATTCTTTACTTCTTGCATTTGCTCATTTGCTAACTTGGCATCTATTATACTTTGTGTAACATTTGATAAACCTAACTCATTAGCTGTACTGTTTGCAACTCTGCTACGTTCTTTGTTAATCTCTTGTTGACCAGCAAACATTTGATCTATTTGTTTTGCTATGCCAGATATATCATTTACTGTATTGATATTTTCTTTTATGAATGAGGTTGCTTGTTTTACCAGTGCTATACCAGTAAGAACTGCTGTTACTGGCTCGACCATCTATCTGCCATCCTATCTAGTTTCTGTTCAAGTCTTATTATAGCTTCTTTTGTTTCTCTTGCTTCGTTATTTAACTCAGATTTGGTGGCATATGTTTCACGTGTATCATTAAGATGTAACTGTAACCTCTTGACTTCAGAAAACATTTTGCCAAATGCCCAACCAAAAGGAACAACAATAAAAGATAGAACTATGTTCCATACCAAAAAAGGATCAACTGTCATTAGAATGCCCTTGTCTTTGGAGGTCTACCTCTCTTTTTTTTTTTCTTAAATAAACTTTTAATTTTGTTAAGAATATTTTTTAAATGTGTTTTAATGTTCATTAACTCTATGGTTTAGTAGGAAACTTTACTGCTTTTAATTTATCCATAGTATCTACACCATCTGTAATATCCCTAAGTTTTTGTCTGTAAGTTTTCATATCGTCAGACATAGTTACATCTGGCAAAGCATAAAAGTCTGTTTCTTTCAGTAATCTGTTTCTTTGTTCTCTTAACCAATCTAAGGATTCATCAAACAGTGCTTCTGGTAACTTTGCTTTGATATCTTCTTTTGATATTGGTGTTGTACCTTCATCAAAAGTAATTTCTGCTTTATCTATATCATACAAATCTCCGTTTACAGAAAACTCTGCTTTAGGATTTATTAATAGTATTGCTTTTCCTATACTCATTATGCACCAATCTCCATTAAAGTAATAGTTGAAACACTACAAGGTCTTGCACTTATATTATCTGGGTTATTGTTATTATTTATTCTGATTTCAGAACTGGCTTTAGCTCTTACATCATAAGTTATTGAACTAGTTGTACTAGGAGAATCTAAAAAAGTATAAGTGCTAGGATTCATTTGCTCATCTGCACCACTCTCTGGATTACCATTTTGATGAAAACAACCTGTTCTATTACCAAGACCAGAATCTTTTGAAGCATCAATAAGATTTGAACCATCTTTAAAAAGAGTTACATTACCTGTACCATTTTTACTAGAATATGGTGCTGTAACCATTATTAATACTTTGCTAGTTGTTAAGCTAGGAGTTATATCTGCTGTTAAACCTGTAACTGCGGCATAAGAATTGCTTGTTCTTGAAAAGGAATCATTTTTACGTACTGATACTACTTGTAAAACTTTACCACCACCAGCATCAGCAAACTGTAAATTACCAGAACCATCTGTTGTTAATAACTGATTTGCATTTCCATCTGCATTTGGAAAAGTAATACCATCTAAAACAACTTTACCAGAACCATTAGGTGTTAAGGATATGTTTTGATTTGCACCATCTGCTATTGTGATAGTACCTGAATTAGTACCTGAGTTTGTACTAAATGTAAGATCACCTGTACCTTGCGTAGTGATTGTTGCATTAGCATTATTATCACCAACCATAACTGTATCTGTACCTAGATTTACATCTCCTGTACCATTAGGTATTAGATTTATATTACCATTAGAAGCTGATACTATATTATTACCAGCTACACTTAAATCTCCACCAAGTTCAGGAGTAGGATCTTTTGATATATCTAATGTTGTAAATCCTATATTTGCTGAACCATCTGTTTTAAGTATTTGATCTGCTGATCCATCAGCTGTGGGTAATGATAAACCATCTACTATAACTTTACCTGAACCATTTGGGGTTATAGCAATATTACCATCAGAAGCAGAAACAATACTGTTTCCATTAACATCTAAGTTACCATCTAACTTTACTTCAGTACTAGCTGATCCCCTTATTTTATCTACTTTTACTGTACTTGCCATTTTTACTCCTTAAAAAATTTCTAAACTGCCATCGCCACTTATTGTCCAAGTAGCACTACCACTTACAGTTATCGGTCCAAAGAGAAAAGCATTCTTTGTGCTGGCTGTTGTAGAAGTAGTATTACTACTTATACTATTATAATTACTAAAGTAATTTCCGACTGTTGTCAACTCACTTGCTTGAATAGTACCAAAACTTAATGTTCCGGAACCATCAGTTTTTAATACTTCATCTGCAGAACCATCAGTAGTTGGATAGCTTAAACCATCTAAAACTACTTTACCAGATCCATTTGGTGTAATATTTATATCTCTATTAGATGTAGATACTATCGAATTAGTTTGAACATCAAGATTACCACCTAATTGTGGACTTCCATCTTGCACTATATCTGTTAAAGAACCAGCTACTATAGTTACCCAAGAAGATCCGTTATAATATTTTAATACATTAGATGTTGTATTATATGCTAAATCACCTTCATCTAATGATGATGAAGGATCAGAACTATCTACTCTATATCTATTAGCAAAATCATTTACTGTACTTAAATTACTTGCAACAGTATTTACATTTGCTATTGATCCAGCTACTGATGTAATATTTGAATTAGCACCAGCTACTGTATTTATATTTGTAGAGTTACTAGCTACCGTTGTTATGTTACTTGAGATACCAGCAACAGTACTTATATTACTATTGTTACCAGCAACTGTTGCTATATTTGTAACTACACCAGATGCACCTAATGTAGCCATATTTGTTATGTTTGCTGAAGTAGCAAGTAAATTTAAATCAGTTACTATATCACTGGTTGCCAATGTATTTAAGTCACTAACAATATCTGAAGTCGCTAGAGTATTTAAATCACTTACAATATCTGAAGTAGCCAAAGTATTTAAATCACTTACTATATCAGAAGTAGCTAATGTGTTTATATCTGATACTATATCACTTGTAGCTAAAGTATTTAGATCGCTTACTACATCACTTGTTGCTAATGTATTTAAGTCACTTACTATATCAGTAGTAGCTAACATATTTATATCATTTATTACATCTGTTACTGCTAATGCATTTAAATCAGAAACAAAGTCTGAAGTAATCAAACTTGCAACTGCTGCAACAGAAGTAATTTCTGATGATTTACCAGCTACTGTAGTTACATTACTTGATATGCCAGCTACTGTAGTAACATTACTAGCTATACCACTTACTGTTGTAATATTACTAGCAATACCAGCAACTGTACTTACGTCTGTTGCTGTTATAGAAGTTTCTACATTACCTGTACTACTAAATGTTAATACTTTATTTGCTCTACTAGCTTTAAGTGGTAATGTTAATGTTGCAGAAGTATCATCATCAGTTAGTCTTATTGACCTTGATATTTCATCTTCTCTTTCACCCATCATAGCAACCATTTTATCAAGATCAGTATTTAAACTATCTATAACAAATGGACCAGATGTAGGAAAATCTGTTGTTCTTGCAACAGGTATATCTCTTATAAGTGTATATACATCACTAGCAGTAGCACCACCACCTAATACAATAGTGCCACCGCCTGATGTACCAGCACCAGTTACTTTGTATTCAGTTTTATCCGAAGGACTACTTGCGTATGTTAGGAGTGTAGAACCTTGAAATACTTTAATATCGGTAACTTCAAATATTTCAAAGGAGTAAGTAAACGTAGTCTGTGCAGACGTAGCTGTGTACTGGTTTCTTGGTGTTGTATCATTTACGACTATAGCCATATCATTATCCTTTTATCATAATAATTAATATCTGTCATCCTTTAACTGTTCTGAAATTCCTGTAGCTGCTCTATTAAATAACCATTTTAAATAAAAAATATTATTAAATGGTATTAACCTTTTTATCATATGTGCTCTTTCTCTTGTATTCATATCTTCATCTGTAAATAATTCTACTAAACTTTGTATAACAGATCCAGCTGGTCCAAAAGGTTCTGCTAGAGAATCAGCAAAATCTTCACCAAATGGATTATTAACTCCTAATACTTGTGGTCGTATACCATATTGACTTTGACTCATAATCTCTAACATATTGTTTATATCTAACCAGTAAGAAGTAAGACCGCTGTATTCTATTGATTTGTATATTTTTTCTTCCGTTGACATATATTGAAAAGCATTTGGATTTCTTAGCCATGTACCTAAATAACCAGCTAAAGTCATAGCAACAATACCAGAAAATATACCTCTATGTCTGCCTTGTAGTGTACTATTTACTATTTTGTTATTTGCCGCAAATGCCCAGGTCATAAGTTGTAATGGTATTCTATACAAAACTGATTGATGTTTTTTTATTTTATCTGTAAATTTACCACCAGTAATAATACCTTCCATAAGAAAAGGTTTATCTGCCATTGTAGGTGTTACATAAGTGTTTACTACTTCCATTCTAATTGCATTCATATATTTAGTTGCTAATACAGGATCAAGATCTGCCCATAAAAAACTATTGTCATAATACACATCTAACTTACCTTTATACTGATTGTCTGGATCAAATTGTTTATGATAATTAGCTATCTTTTTTAAATCATCTTCATCTAATCCTATCATTTTCATTGTTTCTAAATCTAAATCAAAATACTTTTCTAAAAACTTTTGTTTTGGTTTTACACCATTTAGTGCATATCCTGTTCTAATAATTCTATCAGTAGACATAGGAATAATCATTTTTTTACCAAGTGCAGTAAACTCATTTAAACCTGTAAATACATAAAACTTATCTACTAAAGCATCACTAAACTTTTCTATAGTATCTAATGTTTTATTAAATGCCCTTCTATATCCCATACCACCTTCACTAGCTACTTCAACTTTCATTTTAGCACCAGTATTTAATATAGATTCTATTCCTACTCCAGCTCTTAAAGCTAATTGTTTTGCATCACCTTTCATTTTTGCAAACTGAACACCATCAGTAAACCAACTACGTGCATATCTACCAAACACTTCTAAAAATCCTCTTGTTAAAATTACTTTTACTGTATCTGCTAAACTTGCTGGTACAACAGCACCCATCATTGTTACGTGAACACTATTCATAGCTAATCTTCCTATTTGATTTATAGGTGTGCCAAGATCACTTGACGTAGCATTTAAATTTAATTGTAATCTATTCATAGTATTAAATTGATCAGCATGTATTTGTAATGTATCAAGAGCTTTTTTTTGTCTTAAATTAAAATCACCTTCATACTTTTGAACAATATCATCTAACATTTCATAAACTTGCATAGTTGCAAATCTATCGCCTTTAAACATTTTTGTAGCTTCTATACTTGGTCCTACTTTATTTGCATAATTTCTAGTTACTGTTTCTGGGTGTAAAAATATTAAATCTGCAAAGCCATTATTTTCTTTTAATAACATATGGTTTGGTATGTCAAAATTTCTTGACATAGCATATTTATTTAAACCTTTACCACTAGTACCATCAATATCTCCTAATGCACTATCCATTATATTTTTGTTTACAATTAACTGTGCTTCATAATTTGCTATAGCATCTATTTCTTCTTTTTTAGGTATAGCAGTTGTCATTCTTTGTGGTTCTTGTTTTGCACTAGTTCTTCCTATAACTGCATTATATAATTTATTGCTATCTATAAACTCTTGATATTGTTCTTTTGACAATCTAGCTTTTAAAATGTTTGATAAATGTGTATTAATTTTTATTAGTTCTACTGGTCTTTTTACACTTGCTTCTATATGCCTTGCAGTAACATTATACAATTCTTTTATATCATCTGTAGATTTGCTATATATGTTTTTGACTTTTTTAATATCAAACTTTTTTCTATAATCGGTTGTAATACCTATATAACTTTTAAAACGTACAAGTTCTCTTTTACCATCAACTGCTTCTATCATAGCGGCAACTCTGCCTTTTGGATTTTGTTTTATATGATTTGTAAATAAATCTATAGTAGATAATCTATAATCTGCCATAGCTTCTGTATCCCAGTTTCTTGCAAAATAATTTGTATCTGTTTTTTTAAAGTCAATACCTTGTTTAAATACTTTGTTTGATTTTGCATAATGTTTCATAAAAGTTCGCACATTTATATCTGATGGTGGAGCTGCAATCTTGTAAAAACTTTTTGGTATTTTTGTTTGTTCACTTTTTAATAAATACACATTATCTTTTGGTACTGTTAATTTATATTGTTTAGGATTAAGATTATATTGTTCTTCTATATTATCTAAAGCTAACTTATTAATTCTGTTTTCATAATCTGCTATTGACTCATTTGTACGTCTTTTATTAAAAATGTGCATAATTTCGTGCATCTTTACAAAATCAAAAAATTCCTGGGCATTTTTAAATTGATCAGCTTTTAATGGTTCAACACCACTTAATCTTGGTTTTGTCCATGCTTTGTTTTTATACATTGTGTTTTTAATATATTCTTCATCTATTGTAATAGTTTTATCTTTTCTATTATGTGAAGCTGCAATGTATCTATTATTAACTGTTTTATTTTTTCCTATAATTATTTTGTAACCTGTTGGTAGTTTAGGAAAATTTAAATTTTTACCACCAGCTTTTACTTCATCAATCATATCAAGTATAGCATTTCTATAATTTACTAATACTTCATCAGGAGGAAAAAAAGATTCTCCTCCAATATATTCTGTTAAAAAATCATCTGCTTGTTTTAAATTTTGTTCGTGTATTAAATAATCTATAAATCTTAATTCTTCTAGTTCTAAATCATACTTTTCTGCTAAACTGTTTGATAGTTTAGATTGTACTGTATCTCTATTTGTATCAACCTCAAATTTAGGTTTAGTTCTATCGCTATTTAATATTCTTGATATATATTCATCAGACATATTTGCAAATTTTCCATGATAATTTTTTTGACTTTGATAAATCTTTTTATAAGTAATATTGATAGATTCAAAGTCAGCTATTCTTTGCTCTAAAGTTTCGTGTGCTAGTTGTAATCTTGTATTAGTTGCAAAAGTTTCAGGTTTTGTTTTATCAGATAAACTGTCTACAGATCTATATAACTTATCAATATCTTGTATTATAAATTGTTCTGTATTTTCAAAGTTTCTACTTCTAACAAAAAAACCAACATCTTCAGCTTTCTTTTCCATATCATTAAAAAACTTTTTAAGTTTATTTGCACTTTCAACAATGATAGGATTATCGTGAACAAATTTACCACCAGTTTTTTCTGAATTAATATAAACTCTTGCTACTGTATCTGCAAAATCTTCATATGTTATAGCACTGCTTTCTTCACCTTTTACATTAGCAATAAACTTTTTTGCTTGTTGTTGATAGTCTTTACTAGCAAAACCTAATTTAATATCTAATGGTGCAATAGGTTGTTCAATCCCATGAAATTTTTGAAAGTCATTTTGTAATCCTTGAACATACTGTGCTACTGTTCCTACGTGTTCTAGTTTATTCATTTCAACAGTACCACCAGTATCATTTATAAAACTTTTTAAACCAGCTTTTTTTGTTAAATTTCTGTACTGCCCACCATCACCCATCATACTTATAATTAGGTTGCCAGAGTAACTTGATTTAGGATACCTTGCTATACCACGATATACTGGTGATACTTGTGCAGTTTTACCTATAGGAGAAAAAACAGCTTTGTTTAAATCTTCTACTATAGCTTCAGCTTCTGGTGTTTTTGGTTTGTATTCAAAACCATTTTCTTCAAATAATTGTTTTGTTGTTCTTTTAGTTTTAACAGGCATCTCAATAGTGCCTTCTATTTTATCTTGTGCGTTAGTTGGAGTTGGTTTCATTTGCTCTGTAGGCACATCAAAGTCTTTTGTCTTTCTACCTTCAACAAAATTAGAAGCATTATGAAAATCTTTGCCTACCCATTTTCTTGTTGCCGCTCCTACAGTACTACCAAGCAAACCACCAAATAATATACTAGCTCCTACATTGTAATACATTTCTTCTTTAGTAAAAAGTGGATCTGTTTTTGATCTTATTAGTTCAGTTCCTGAAGATATTGCAAAAGCACCAAATGCTCCTCTTGCTAAACCTTTTGCAAAACCTACACCCCAAACAGTCGGCACTGGTATTAAAGTTTCAGGACTTAAAATACCAGCAGTTATCATTGGTAAAAAACCACCAGCTTGAATTTCTCGTCTTGCTCTCACACCTTTTTCATATAAATCCATATGAAAATCTACTTCATCTTGACTCTGTGCATATGCTATATCATTTTGTATTTCTATTGGTGCATTTCTAATATGTTCTGGTCTAACTGTAAAATTAGGATCTTTTCTTCCTCGAACACTTTGCATTAATTTTTGATACATTGGTCCGTAGTTATAATACCAATTAGCTTTTACAGCTTGATAAAAAGATGGATCTGGTTGTTCTCTTGTATCTTCTCTTGTATTTAACTGTATAAGTTCTGGTAATACTCTTGAGGTTTCTACCATTAGTTACCTGTATATCTTTTATGTGTTTGATAATCTTTGTTTACTTGTTCTTGTATAACACCTAATCTTGTAGTAGCTTCTGATTCTGATGTGTATTTAGGATACATATTAAAATTATATTTGTTTGGTCTTATTTCCTGTTTTGCAAAAGTACCATTGGAAATAACAGGCATACTATTTGGTACTACATAAAAATTATTATTATGTTTCCTAACACTATATTTAATAGGATCATTTACTTCTTCTGCCATTGTGCTTGATAAATAATATCTATTTAAGTTTATTAAACTACCTTCTATATTATTAAAACTTTCAAGACTATCAAAAGAATTATAATACTTAGCTATTTCTCTACCAGATATTTTCATTCTTTCAGTTGGATTTCCAAAATTTTTGATCAAAGCATTGCTATCAAATTTTTTATTTATTTTATACATATTTGCTTTTTTTAAATTATCTACTCTAGTTCTAATTAGATTATTAGAATCAAATAAAACACTTGCTGGTACTCTTACAGCTTCACCTTGTTCATTTATTAATGGAATATTTACAGCATTACTTTCATTTTCTCTATATACAAGTGCATAAGTTCCATCATCTTGAGGTAGTAAAAAAGCATTAACACCTAATAATAATGGTCTTTTACCTTCTAAAGATAACATATCTATTGCTTTTGTTTTTTTATGTAAACCTAACATATAATCAGGCACAGAATTTAACTCTATATTTAAATCTTCTACTAATGGATCTGTTTCTACTGGTAAACCATTATCTGCTAATTCTATAGCACCATAATTTTTAAATATGTTTACTATTTGTATATTAGCTAACATATTGTTTGGTTGATATACATTATCTGTTTTATCTTGTATTGTATTGGCTAAATTATTAATTTGATTATAAACACTATTCTTAAATGGTTTAGTTAAATCTCTTTCAGGATCATATATATTTGCTTTTAATATATTAGCTGGATCTCTATGTCCTTTATTTACTCCTATAATATAAGTGCTTCCATCTTTAAATGACACCATATTTTCTATACGTTTTTTTGCATATTCTATAAAATCATTTTTTACTCTATTAGCAGTTGTCAAATTTCCTAAATCACCATCCAGAATAAAATCTACTAACCTGTCACCTATATAACCTTCAACAAAACTATGACCAAAGTTATTTATTATATTTTCTTCTTTAGGACTTGAGAAAACACTATTTACTCTATTCATTAATTTTTGTGATATTTGATTAATATTTCTTGTTTTATCATTTATAGCATCTCCAGTAACATCAAATAGTTGTCCCATTCTTTGATAAAATGCTGTATCAATATTATTTTCTGGATTTGTTTTTACTTCAGCTATTCTTTTCATCATTTCTTTAGCTTCTTCATTTCCCATTCTAGGTCTATCTTGTATTGCTTTATATAAATAATAATTGCTATCAAGTTCATCTTCTAAAATATTTAATATTCTAGTATTATCTTCTGTTTCTGTATTACCAAATATATTAAATAAATTTTGTGCATTTATAAAATCTTCTGCTGTTCCTGATAGATGTGTTTGATTTAAATAATTTATAATTTGTTTTGGCACTCTATTTGTACTTTTAATTATGGCAAATAATTTACCTCTAGCTTCAATGCTTTCTTCTCCTTCTGAAAGTATCTTTCCTAAAAATGGTTCTTTATCATCTCCAGTAATATAATAATTTAAAACTCTATCATATTGTCCATCTTCCATATTAAATATATTTGCTCTATTTTCAGGACTTTGATCGAATATATATTCATTTAATAAATTTACATTAGCTGCTAGTTGAGTACCACCAGCACCACTAGAACTAGCTATTCTTTTTAAATTGTCTACATGTTGTTTTAATATATTGTTTGGTATAAAAGGTTTAGTAATTTTTTGTATATCTTGATGAGTATATTCAATATCATTTATAGTAACAGTACCTTGTATACTACCATCAACCATAGCTAACACTTTATTTAAAGTTTCATCTTGTATTAATAAAGATCCATTATCAGCAGTTTTACCTAAATCTGCTATTAAAGATGCAAAATCAATAACTATTTGTTCATCAGCTACTGCTAATTCACTATATAATGGATTGCCATTATCAGTTAGTTTTTTTGCTAATGCTTTAGTATTTGCTGGATTTTCTATATTTGCACTAGCAGAAAATGTTTCTGCTATTTGACTTTGTTCTATTTGATTAATTACATCATTTGTTCTTTTTGTTTCAATAGTTTGAATAATATTCTGTACTGTGTTTTCTGCTCTTAATAAATAATTTGTTACTGCATTATTAGTTGCTATAGAATAATCATTTTTTTCTGGATCATACTGAGCTTGCAAAGTTTGTATTTCTTTCATTAATGTTTCTGCATGAATAAGCTTATCTGCTAACGGTAATTTTCTTGTATTTCTAAAATATTCATTTTCTTTTTCTGCTATAGCATTTTTTAAATTTATAACAGTTTCATCACCAGCATTTTTTATATTTAATACTCTACTTAATCTACCAGCTAAATTAATTCTTACAGCTTTACTTGGTATAGCTTCTATAAGTTCTTCTTTATTAAAAATTTTATTACCAATAGTTACTTCATTATCTTCTCCTAACAATATACTAGCTAGTTTTCCTATATCTTTATTACTTACATTTTGTTTTTTGCTTACAGGATCTCTTGAAAATATATCTTGTATAATTTTATTTGCTTTTAAATTTGAATCTATATCTGTCAAAATTTGATCAGTATAATATTTCATATTAGGGTTTAATTGTAATAAAGTTTCTATATTTTTTACTACATTTTGATGTATAGGATTACTTTCATTATAATCATCAAGTGTAAGATTTTGATCTTGTATATCTTCTATTGCTTGTGATAAAGCTGTTTGAGTTCCTTTTACATTTGTATTGTAATTTAATGTAGCTGTTCTTTTTCTTATATCATTTAAATTTGTTGTAGCAAATTGATCAAATGTAAAGTTTGCTATATTAGCAAAATTACTACTTACATTTGGTACTATACTTTCTTTTAATGCTTTTAAATTTCTAGCAAATATTTCTGGTTGATTTCTTTGGTCACTAGATTCAAAAGAATTTCTACTTTCTGATATTTTTTTTCTTATATCTTGTTGTAATGTATTTAAATAAACATTTTCAGATGCAGATTTGTATGCATTTCTATAAGCTGGTCCACCTTCTATTTCAAAACTAGGTAAAATAGGTACACCATTTTCATACTCTATTGTAACATTTTTTCCATCTTCAGCACCTTGTTCTTTTGCTTGGTCTATACCTTTTTTTGTATATATATCGCCAATAGTATTAGCTAAATTTTTTGTTGCTTGTAGCATTGTGTTTATAGGTCTAGAATCTATACGACCTAAATTAGCATTTACAATATTACCACTTTGTATTTTTACTCTTGGAGCATCTGAATATCTTTTTACCATATTTTATCCTGTATATGTGTACCCACTATTACTTGGGGTTGTAACAGTGCCTTTTGAAGATGGGGTACTACTATGATAACTAGATGTTGTTGTTGTAGTTGGACTTGTTGGTTTATTTCCAGGAGTTTGTACTGCATAATAATTTGCACCACCTTGTGCTAAACTACTTGCGGCATTTAAATATCCAGATGTTTTATAATAACCACTTAAATCAGGTAAAGCTGATTGACTTGCATTAACTGATATTTGTGTGGCAAGTCTACTATCCCCAACTCTTGCACCCATTCTTAAATTTTCTACATCTAATCTAAAAGCATCATCTTCTGCACTTAAAAAAGCATCAAAACTTTTACTTTCTAATCCTCTTTTATATGCTCTTACACTTGATAAATTTCTTTCAAGTGCCTTTCTTCTATTTTCTTCTTCTATTTTTGCATTTATTGCATTTATTCTTCGTTCTTCTTCAAGTTGAGCATTAGCTATTTCTGCTTCTCTTTGTGCTCTTTCTCTATTCATGCGATCTATTTTAGCGGCTTGATTGCCTTGATAAATAGATGCACCAGCAGATACTACTGCTGAACCTATGATTGCGGCTTCAATACTACACATTAATACATATACTCCATTACTAATCCTGTTACTCTTACTGGCAATGGATCGTCTTGAGTAATTGTAACAGTTGCATCTTTGTTATAACCTAATAAATAAAAATCTCTTTTACCTGTAATTGCTGTTGGTGATAATGACAAATCATCAGTCACTTGTCGTAAAATTAATCTACTACCAGAAACACTTGTTGCTAGTGCAGAGTTTAATCCCATAACTACTTTACTAATTCGTTTTGGTTTACCTTGCATTGTGCCACTAGCTAATACAGTTTCTACTGGCATAGTTTCTACATTTACATCATAGTCATACCCAACTGTAATAGTTGTGGTATCAAAACCAGATGATAATTCTAAAACACCACCACTTGATACTGCAAACTCACCCATATAAAAATCACCACTTCTTACCTTTACTGTTTTACTAGCATAATTTGATAAACCTGTAAATGTTGTACCAGCACTACCAATAGTAAAAGTTGTTGAATGATCAAGTGTATTTTCTTCTGCACCCATTTCTTCTATATAATATGAACTATCTCTATATACTGTAAAGAATAATCTACTACCTACTGCTTCTATACTTTTAAAAGTTGCACCAGTTGTTGTTTTCCATTCAGTCCAACCAGCAAGTTTTTCTGATCGTACTGCATGAAATATACCAGCAGTACCATCTGAATTTATAAATATAGCATATGATTCTGGTCGTTCAGAAGTACCTTGTAATATAGTCATATCTACTGGTGTATTAATAAGATGACTAGCTAATACACTTATATTTGTTGCAGAATAAGATAATTCTAAATCTGTAAATAATAATTCTCTTACTGCTCGCCCATGTTTTTGCACAAACAAAACACCACCTTCTAGTGTCTTTACATTTACTGTACTACATCCATGAGTTGTTTGTCGCCTTGCTGTAAAGTTTGTTGGTGTTAAAACTGCCTGATCTGCTTGTGGACAAAAGAACTCACCATTTGCTGTAAATATAAGTAAATGTCTATTGCTTGTTAAATGTCTAATATCTGCAACTTGTGATGCTCCTATACTTGATTGTATACTATCGCTATCTTGTGCTTCTCCAATGTCAAAATTAAAATACTCATCTACTTTTGATGCCCATACCCAATCTGGTAAACTAGATGTTCCACCAAACCATAATCTACCATCATGAAATGTTGATGATGCTGGATAACCTCTTACAGCACTAAAGACTTGTTCTTCCCATCTTGAATTAGCTTGACCGCTACTAGTAAGAAATACACCTGTGCCACCACCAGCCGCAGTATTGTTTGCATTAGCACTACCACCAGCAGTAAAAGTATATGTATCTTCATTTAATACTGATATTGTTTTTGCTCCATTTATATCAGAAGCAGCTATACCTTCTATGCTATTTGATCCACTAAAAGTAACTGATGCTCCATTTGCTAAACCATGTAAAGGATCACTAACTGTAATAGTTTTTGTACCATTTTCTGTTCTAAATGGATCTGTAATAAGTTGTTTTCTTAATGTACCTTCTATTGTAGCAGTAACTTGTGTTGCACTAGTATATCCAGTAATCTCTAATGTTGTATCTTCTATTCTTAAATATGTGCCTACATAGTTTGCATTAAAATGACTAGCACTAGATGTAATTGTAACAGATCCAGTTGTGCCACTTGATGTTAATGTAACACCAGCATCAGCAAATTTGTAATATGGTTGATATACATTTTCACTATCTGTATCAAACGTAAAAGCTGATCTTGTAAATGAAGTCAATCCTGTTCTTAATATTTTTTGTGTAGCCATACTTGGATGTGTTACTATCATAGTATCACCAGCTTGACTAAACTGCATATCAAATAATATACTTGTTGTCCAAGGACAACTTGTTATTGATTGTGCTAATGCATCTGTTTCTAGATAGTATATATCTACTCTTTCATTTCCAAATGCCATAATATATTGTTCATTATCATCAAAATCAAAACCTATCAGTCTAGCATTACCTGTTAAACTTGCATATCGTTTTGTACCATTACGTCTTTTAAAACCACCTTGTGAAAATAATGCTACATTTTGCATTTGTCTTGCACCATTTGCATAAGCATTTACATCACTTCTCATATCCATCAATGGATCTAACTCACCAGCTTGAAAGGTAGTTTTTATTTGTCGTAAAATATTTCTTGATTTTGCCACTCTACTCTACAATCCCTTCTATTTTAGAAGCTCCTGTAGAATTACGAGTATTATTAAATCTAGTAACTCGAAGTCTACTAGATGTTCTTTGTTGTGCATCTATGTTTTTTGCTATTGCTAATTGTCTATTAGCTTTTATTTCAAGTGCATTTGATAAGTCTGTATTTTGTGCTACTGCATATGCAAAAATAGATGCTAATGATAATTCAGCACTAAATATAAAATACGGTGGAAAAAATGCTTCTGGATTTGATAGAGTAGTATCATAATAAGTATAATCTGCGTATACTTTATCAGTAGATACAGCATCATTATAAATCATATCACCATATCTTTCGAACTTAATAGGCATATCATTTACAAATACACCATGCAATCCTACAAGTTCTCCTGGTAATTGATAAGCTGAATCCCATTTATGGTCTGGTGCATCTGTTAGTTTTGAAAGTTGTGCTTGTTTACTAGCAAATCTCCAACGATAACTAGATAACATATTCTTAATTGTATCTTCATAAAGATTACTAGCTACTGTACTTTCTGTTGATCCGTCTGAAAAAGAAGTAATAGGACTTGCTCCTATCATTACAAGTGCTCTTGCACATATATCTATTTTTGTTGTTGCCATATAATGTTAGGGGGAGTTTCCTCCCCCTACTCCATTAAGTTCCGTTATGTGTTGTAACAGTTGCAGCACCTGTCGCACTTGTTACACAAACAACATCTACTGTTTCAGAACCACCAGTTGCACCTACGACTATAATAACATCATGTTCTTTTAGTTCGTTAGTTACATCATTAAAGTAGCCACTTGCTACAATAGTTCCAATAGCATCCGTAGATTTGTATATCCAAAGACCAGGGTTAGCACCACCGACTTTGAACAAATTTGTTGCATCTAAAGCCATGTTTACCCCCTATTCAGTTATCTGCACTTCAAAGACTGAATTGCCATCAATTAAGACAACACCCAAACTCATATATGCAGTTATTAAGTTAGACACTCTTTCTGGAATGTAATTGATTTCTGTTGTTACATCAGATCCCATAGCTACACCCAGACCAGTTCTGTGATATGCGAAACATTGTCGTCTACCACCTGTTGATGGTAAACCACTGTGAACCATCCACATAAAACCAAGCCATCTTTTTGCGACCATACCACCTTTAAATGGCAGTTCATCTGGTCCAACAAAGTCAGCATCTGTGAATGCCGCTATCTGTAACAGATCCACCCAACCATCAGGTGATACAATAAAGTATCTATCACCATCATCAGGCACATCATTTTCACCCATTGAGGCAAACACAGCTTCAATTTTTGCTTGTGTTAAACCATCAGAGTCAGAGTTACCTGAAAGGTTTGATGTACCATCAAGAGCAGTAGTAATTAGTTCGTCAGTTTTTCTACCTAACGCACCAGCGGCACTCTGTGCAACAACCATTCTTTCATCAATGTTGGTTTTTAACTCGTCTAATCTATCAACATAGTCAGCACTAAAGTAATCCGATAGTGTTGCTGTTACGTTGGTATGATCAATATTCATAATAGGCACTTGTCCATGACGAGATTTTTGGACAGCAGAGCCTTTTCCTACTTTTTGAAAAACTGTTTGGTTACCATTGACATTTGGTTTTTGTCTAATGGTGTCCTTGAGTTTTGATCCCATTCTTTGATAAGCCATGTGAACGTCACTCTCAAACTGTTTTATAAAAGCAGTGCTTATACTTATAGACATAAGTCCTCCTTATTAGTTAAAAAAAGTTTCACCGAGTTTATCTAGCTTATCTTTGTATAGTTATCCAGATGGGCAATACTCTAATATTCTAGGACTACTAATACATCTATAACGATAAATGTTTGTTTTTGCAACGAGAAAATTTAACAAAGTCAAGATTTTTTCTTTTTACTACTTCATTATCAAAGCGACAATCTAAATGTTTAAGCAATTTTACTGCTTTTTCATTACCAATCCACACATAATTATACAAAATTTCATAAGGTTTATGTATTAAATCTACCCATTTTTTACTCATAAGTGCTAATTTCATAGGTTTTTTAAAGGCTTTATCACTAGCAAGTAACCAAACTCTAGCTAATCCTATGCTTTCTCCTACAGTACCACCCATCAAAACAGGTTCTTTATCATAAAATAATGTAAAAGTTTGAGCATTTTCGTGATTAACTGGATATAACAAAGCACTTAATGGATCTGTATCTACAGCTTCTACCTCCATTATATCTTGCTTTCTCATATTTCTAGCAAGTTTTACTGCATCCTTCTCTGTTGAAGGTTGTATACTTATCATTTATAAAGTTTTTCGAAAGCCGAATCTATTTGTTTAACAAAGTTTTCATCTCTACTTGTAGGATGCCAGTATCTTCTATCTTTCATCATTTCTTGTAAATCTTCTCTAGTTTTACCTGATGTCATTGTAGATTCTGGTGCTTGACTCATACTATTTTGTAACATACTCATTATTTTTTCTACTGTTTCTACACCAGAAGAAGTGCTACACATCATTTCAAGCATAGGTCTTTGTCCTTCATCAAAGTTTTTATTTACCCACAATGATACTGCTTCTATTCTTTGAGTAGCATTTTCACCTAATTTTTGTTTTTCTGATTCAATATTTACTTGTGGTTGTGATTGTATAAACAAATCTATTCCTTTATTAAAGGCTTCTTGTCCTAATTTATTATCATGACAATAATTTCTCCAACCATCCATCAAAGGAGTTTCTGTATTATATTGTTCTGGTATATCTGGCAGAGTGTATTTGTCTGGTGCTTCTGGTATAGATTTAACTAATTCTGCTTCCATCTGTGTTTTTATTTCAGTAGTAAGATCTTCTTTCTTTTTACCTATATAAGATTCTGCTTCTGTATAAGATTTAGCTAAACCTTCATAATCTGCTACACCATCTTTAAAAAACTTTTCTGGCAACCATTCTGGTCTTTCAGCTACTTCTCCAACTTCATCTTCAACTTCTTGTTCTGCGTTTATTAGACTCTCTTGCTCTGACATTTTTGCCCTCCTTTATTCTCTGTTCAATAATACCAACTAAAAATCTCATTCCTTCTCTTTGTCTTAATTCTTGATCTGATATATTAAATCCAGCTACACTTTCTATAGTAATACTTCGTAAGTATTTAAGAGTTTCTACACCAGCATCTGTTAAAAAACAAGATAAAACTGTTGTATTTAACTTATCTTCATTTGCTTGTGATCTTCTATATCCATCTATACTAACTTGGGGGTGTATTTTCTTGTCCATTTTGTTGTGCCATTTGTTGAAGTTGTTGTTGTTGTTGTAATGCTTGTTGCATTTGCATCATCACTTGTTCCATTTCTTCTTTACTTCTAGTAAGTTTTTCTGGAATACCAAATTTATCTGCTAGATATTTAGTAGCTTCATTACTATCAACTAACAAGTTAATAAGCTGTGGTCCAAATCTTGCTCCTACTAATTCTAAAAATCTATTAAATCCATTTATATCTTGATTAGCTTGTGCTTGTGCAAGTGGTGATGTTGATTGTACTTTTATTTCTCTACCATTTACAGTAGGTATATTTATTCTTCCTTGTTTCTTTAAAATATGTATAACCCTTTGTAAAACTGGAGTTACCATTTCTGCTTGTAATCTTCCAAATGATGAACCAATCTGTCTGGATAGATCTGCCATACGTTCTGCTACTTCTGTAGCTGACATTGGTGTTCTATTTGGATCACCAAGCATTTCATTATATAATGCACGTTTAATATTTGTACGCATATCTTTTAATACTAAATCAGCAACATTAAAATTTCCTGCTGGTGCTATTGGTTCAAGTCCTCTTGATGATGGACTTCTTGGTATGATAGTTCCTGGAAGTAACTGAATAGTATCTACATTTATAATACCGTCATCTTCCATTTGATACATACCAGATATTGCCATCTGTGCATTTTCTAAAATCATTTCTATAACTAGATTACAAGTTTTTATTGCTGGCATAGAATTAAGAAGTGGTCCACGACCATACACTTCACCAGCGGCTTTACTCCAACGAAATACTACATATGGATTTGCACCTTCACCCATAAATTGTTTTTGTAAATATATATGTTGTGGATTCATACTAAAAACAAAGAAGTCATAAATCTCAACATTTGGTTTGTTATAATTTCTTGATACACATTCTACTACCTCAACAAAAAAATCTTTACCAGCAGATAACTGCCTTAAAGTTTCTGGTGCTAATGTTGCTTGTGGATAAACTAATTTTATATTTGATGCTTTTATTTTTCTTGTTCTATAAACAGTATCTACTATATCATTTGGTCCAGTATCTAAACATAATCTTGATAATGGCACTGCTGTAAATCTTACTGGTTTTATTGCATCACCTTCTTCTATAAGTAATGCACCTGTACCAACAGCAAGATCTAAAAATGATTCGTGTATCTCTTGAGCAAAATTACTATTTTGTAATACTTCAAAAACATAATTAGTTACACCATCTAATGATTCATTTACTTGTGTTCGTTCATCTGGTGGTATTTCAGATCCAGCAACCATTTCTGCCCACCTTGCATAGTTAGGAACGATACCAGCTTGTAATCGTGATGCAAATTCTTGCACACCAACCACAGCAGTTTCATCAAATATTTTATCTGTCTTTGTTTGCCCAGCAGTTGTAGGATAAAAACTTTCTCTAGCTGGCATACTATATTCATAACATTCTTCAAAAGTTGGTCGCCATAATTCTTTAATACTTTGAGCACGTTTGTAACGTGCTATCATGTTTTCAATATCACCCATTTCTTTTGAAATAGGTTCTGGAACTAATGCTACCATATTATCCTAATGTGTTACCACTAGAAGTGTTAGATAAATATCCACCACCACTTGAAGTTAATAAACTTCTTCTACCAAGACCTTCTGAAAGTTGTTTCTTTCTAGCTTTAGTTGCTTCTTGTTGATTTTGTAATCCTGTTTCACGCAACTGTGTTTCTTTTGCCTTTAAACCTGGATCTGGAGGAGGAGGAGGTGGTATATATACATTTGAAGGTTTACTTCCACCAAATAAATTTCCTACACACATATATTATCCTTTCTTATAATCTTGTACGAATATCAAAAATATTCCATTTCTTTCTTATAGTCCTTTTTGGTTGTTTTGTAAAGACATCAAAATCAGTTTTTGCTTGCACCACTTTTGCTGGGTTTATGGACTTGGTTATGTTTTGTCCTTCACCAGCACCCAACATCAGATATTGTAACGCATCATGCACGTGAGAATAATGATTCTTGTCTGGTTTATCGGTATACCTTTCACCAGATACTTGCATACGTTTATACTGATACCCACCCTCAAAACCTTTGATTAGATGTTTACAGCTTTTATCTATCAGCAATCCTGATTTACCTTCTAGCAATCTAGTCAATGGTGCTGAAACAGATTCTATACGCAACGATACATCATTGGATGGTGCTGGAATGGCACGAATACCAGCACCACGTAGTATTTGGAATGGGGTAGACTCATCAGTCTGTGCTCTATAATCCCCAGCTGGATCTCCAAATATTCGTGCTACTGGGATTTGTCTAAACTTGGACTGCATTTCTTGTCTAAGCAGTTCTCCAAAACGTACCATCCCCATATCCTTTGCTACGATTTCGTGTAAGATTATCCATCTTCCTCGGACTTGTTGTGCAAATACACAAGCTGGTGTAAGACCAAAGTCTATACCTACATAGTATGGAACTTCTGCTGGTAGTATTGGTTCTTTTGCTACGTGCATATCTGCTGAAAATTGTTTGTAAACTGGTTTGCCATCTTCTATAGATCCTAATCTATTCATTACATAAACATCAATCCACGATTTAGTTTTACCTCTTATAATAGAAGTGTAATAATCTGACATAAGATTCATTTTATTTTCTGCTACTGGATTTATTTCATATGCTTCTACTTCACCTTGGTTGTTTGATTTTTCTACCATACCTGATGGTTGTGTAAAAAATTTCCAGTTATCAGGTTTAACTAACATCATCACTTCTTCTCTTGATAGATGTTCTGGTGGTGGTGCATCTCCACTCATAACAGACCACCAATGATCTTCATCTGGTGCATTGGTATCTGCTATAACACCATACCAACTCGGTCCACCATCTTTCATAGAAGGGTATCTGCCTACACGCATTGTACCAGCATCTATAATAGGTTTTGCTATTTCTCTACTTTCATTAAAGAAAAGAAAAGTTAATTCCAGGGAAAGTAATTTTTTTACATCTTCTGGTCTATCCAAAGCTAGAAAGATAACTTCAAGATCTATATCACCTACTTTGATTCTATGTGTGTATGGTGGTGACCAATTCATTTTACCAAACTCTTTTTCTGGAAACCAATCAAGCCACGTTTTCATTGTGGTTGTTCGTAACTGAGGATTGGTATTACGCACAACAGCAACACGACTTCGCCTTATACCATCTGGAGATTTTTTTTGTGCTAATGCTCGTCTAAATATTTCTATACAACAAGCAACAGATTTACCAGAACCAACTGGTCCACGTATACCACGAAAGAAACTATTGTCTTTCATAAAATTTTTAAGAATTTGTCCGTCTGGTTTATATGTAAACTGCATTAGTCAACTTGTCTGTTGTCTACTGCAAACTTTATCATTTTACCAGCTACATCCGGACCGAGTGAATTTATAAATTTATCTACTTCTGTATTAGTAAGATAACCATTAGGATAAAACTTAAGATGTGTATTACGTACAATCTTACGTAACCTATTTAAATCTGTAAATGATAGTTCTCTTATAAACATTTTTTCTCCTGTATATCTTTTCTTTTAACATAATCATCTTCTTCTTCTGTAGTACGCAAAGTAAAACCATCACGCAACAGATCAAACAATTTATTTTCTACATCTGCTTTTGCTGGTCTTTTATGAAAAAACATTTTGTAATTAATTACATACATTAACAGTTCCAAGCACGTAATGATTTATTTATTCTTGAATTAGGATCGTTACGTTTCTTTGCACCAGTTAGTTTCTTCTTCATACCTTTCATCCTTGCACAAAAACTTGCACGTCTTTTATTACCAACTTTTTTTGACGGTGCTTTAAGATTTCTTTTCTTACCTGTCTTGGTACGACCTTTGTTATAACTAGCACGACCTTTTGCATTTAATCCTCCACTAGGGTTCTTTCCTTCTTTACGTTGCCATGCTGGTGATTTTGCCATTACTTCTTTTTCTTTCTTTTAAAGGTTGCTACATTAGTTGGTTTACCACCAACACCTTGTTTGACTGCTCTCTTTCTTTTTACTGCTGAACGTATTTGTGATGCTGACATCTTTCTTGCTTTAGCTATTGGTACACACTTTGGATACTTTCTTTTAGATCCTTTACTTCTACCACAAGGTTGATACTTACCATTCTTCTTTGGAGCTCCAATATCAACCCACTTTTCACTAACCCATTTACGTAAACTCATGCACGTTTCCTTTTTCGCTTGGTAGTTTTTTTCTTGGCAGACTTTGGTTTGATTCTACCAGAACAAACACCAGAAGCATACATATTAGCATAAGCACTTGGGTAGACTTTAAATTTTCTTTTAGCGGCGGCTTTACCTTTTGCACATAATTTAGCCATACTACTTTAACTTAAACTTAAATTTTCCATCATAAGTAAAAGAACCCATTTTCATTTTTTTATTTAACTTATCAAGTCTACTATTCTTTTTATCTATTCTTTGTTTGTTTTTTCTTATAGCATATAACTCAGCATCTTTGACTGTTGTATTACCAAACATACCAGCTCTAATACCAGTAGGTTTTAATATTTTAGTAAAACCAGTCTGAGTTACAAACTCTACATCTGCCATTTGTTTTTGTTGCTTTTGTTGCTTTACCTTTTTTTGATATTTATTAACCATACATTGTTCCCTTACCTTTTTTCTTCTTGATCTTCTTACCAACTATGTTGGCAGACTTCTTCATTGTCTTTTTCTTGTTCGTTTTCTTATTCATAGTTCCATATGATTTCATAGATCCTGGCATTGTGTTCTCCTTGTTATAAACCATACATAAAACATTGAAGGACTTTTGTAAAGGAAAAATACGAGAGGAAGTCCTGTGACATGTGACAAGTCCAGAGTTTTCGACCACCCCCTACGTATACAGGCAAAGAGGTACGGTGTTCGTGCACATATTATACCGAGCTAAATCAGGACAAATCTATGTTCACTTGGATTGCATTTCCTATTTGCTGGGTTTGATTTGTATCATTGGTTAAGCCAGCTCGGTCTAATATGTCTTTACTAGCTTCTAGACGTACGTATTCAGAGTTAGCATATTGTGAGAGATTTGATACAGTTTGCAATGCTGTTATTGCACGAACTCCTAGCACCTTCTTTGCTCGCTGGTGGAGCACGTGCAAAACCTTGCTGTTCTTGAGTAACCTACTTGCTTCTACTTTAGCTGAACGTTCAGAGTATCCAGCATCTATTGCACTTTGTTTTGCACTTGTGGAACCAGCTAACAGGTTATCAATGAATCGGCTCTGTCTTGTGGTCAACTGGTCGTTGGATTTGTTGTTTGTTATTTGGTTACTCATCACGACATTGTTTTGTTCTATATTGGACAGAGCCGTACAGGTTGTCAAGTAAATAATTTGACAGTCCTGAACTCCGTAGTCACGTTCAGGTTCGAGAGTCCAAGTGGCTCGAAGGGACTCGGAAGGAGTTGTTGATTGTATCAGATTTGGTGCAGTGATTCGTTTTTTCTACATTTTCATTGGTTTGTCAATGATAGGTGTAAACTCCGAAGGTTTGTTTTGTCTTATAAAAAAATAGGCATTATGCCTTTACCATATATGGTATGGGACCACACCTTGTGTGGTTCTATATTGATGTTTGTCAACAGACGGAGCTGTTGACATCCCATACCATATATGGTAACCCCCTTGGGATTTTTTTAACAACAAAACAAAGGAGTTTACAATGACAAACGCAAAAAAATCATACGAAAAAGCAAATCAGACCAAATCTGATACAATCATCAACAAGCTATCAAAAGCTTCAAGGGAAATTGGACTGCTCTCACCTGAACGTGAGAACGAAGTTCAGGGCATTATGTTTGTTGACAACACTATGTACGGTCTGTTCGATTATATAGAAAGAACAAAACAAAGTCGTGATAAGTATCACGATTTGTTTCACAAATACAACGACCAGTGGGACAAGATGAAAGAAGAAGCCGATTCACTTGGTAAACAAACTGGTGTAGTTGATTATGATGTGAAAGAGCAATCGGAACACTACGAAAATATTTATCTAGATGTTTCTGCTAGACTTGAAAGAGCAGAGCTCATTAAGAGTCATCTAGATGAAATAGTTTGTGTTCCGATTCTCGGTAGAGTATATAGTGAACAAGACTATAACTTAACAAAGAAAAGAATTGCTGAAGCCAGAAAGAAAAATGGCTCTGGTAAAAAGACATACCAAAGAGTGAAGCTGTCATAGACAGCTTCCCACAAAAAGCTCAGGCTAACGCCTGGGCTTTTTTTATGTTTGGTATGTGCTGTATACTTCGGCAGTGGTCGACACAACAAAAGAGCAGTAGCTTCGCTTTGAAGCTCTTTTGTTGCGAAACTCTGGACTTGCCTTTACAGAGGAGAGATGACGAGAGTATCAAGAGAATGCAATACACAACAGTAAGTGGAATAGTTTATGTTACAGCTTTATTAAAACTTAACACTTGCATTTGTGCATTGTAATAATTATACTAATAATAAAGGAGAATGAATATGAAACTAGAAGAAAATATACTTAAAGGATTAGATGAACATATCTGGCAACAACAACAATTAGATATGGATTATCTTGATGAACTAAACAAACTTATCTTGTGTTTACAAGATTCAATTAAAGTAAACTCTAGTAAAGAACTACTAGAAATTAAGTATGCTTTTCTCAAAGAATACCAGGAGAAAGCAGAAATCATTTACAAAAGATTAGGTAAACAAGGAGTACATTATGAAGTTATTAGCTGAACAAACACACGAACAAATGCTTAATGAAATATTGTTAGAACATGGTTGTAGTTTTTTACGTGGTTATAGTTATAGAGTTAAACGTTTAGCTTGTGCTTACATAAACATACAACAACTACAAGCAAGACTAAATTATGTAGAAGTTTATCAAAGCGACAAGTTAGCAGATGTTCACGACATATGGATAGAACATAAAAACTTATTAGGTGATGAGTTAAAAGTGCTGCTTAAAAGAACAGACTTAAATAGTTTTGTGTTGGCTATGAATCAAACACTTCAATCTTGGAGAAAATATTATAGAGAGGATAGACATGTCAATTAAACAAATGGCACAAG